CTATTTTGTTTTTTAATTGGTAGTTTAGTTTTGTGAGAATCTCAAATTGTTTTTCCATTGAAAGGCCGTTTCGTTTGAATTGGAATTTCCATGTGGTAACTGTTGCGTAATTGGCGTGTAATAACTCGGCCAACTCTTTGTTGCTTTTGTTAAATACTTGTGTTAGTGCTTCGTGTGTTGTCATTTATGATGATAATTTGATGTGCTTGTCCAAGTGTGAACAACTGCCAATCCTCATGTCCTTCAAAGGTTATGGAATAAGTGCCGTTGTTTTGGTAATGCTTTTCAATGATGTTGATGTTCTTGTATGTTCTGCGTTGTAAAATGGTTTCAACTGCATCCAATTCAAAAAGGGTTCTAAAATATAGTGTCATATAGTTCCCTCTATTGTCATACCAAAGTGAAATGCTTCGGAGTATGTCATTTGCCCTTCAATGGTTACTTCCCACAATACCATGTGGTCATCATGCATAAGTTTAGCGTCAACACTCCATGGCTTTCTGTATTGGATGATGTAATCTTTCATCTTGTCCAATTGTTTTTGCGTTATCCAAAGTGTTTCTATCATTTTGCTTTTCCTTTATACATTCTGCGTTGAACCAACATTTGAGTGAACTCATTGAATTCGGGGATGTATTCATCCTTTTCAAACTGGTATGGGGTTGCTTCTTCGATTTGTTCAAAACGCTTGTTGTTGCGTTTGATGCAGTGCCATGAATAACCAATGGCAAATGCGATGGGTGTTCCGATGATTAAGTAAATGATATCCATGTTATTTGTCTTTTCAAAAATAGGTTAAAGTATTTGCAATTCCAAATTAAATGCGTTTTAATATAAAATCAAACGCATCGTGTAAAGTGACTGTGCGGTAAATTTCAGCCATGCGAAAGGCGTGTTCCCATGTTGGCGCATACCATGTTTTGGTGTACAATTCCTTTCCGCTTTCTGTGCGATAAACGCATTCGTAAATGTTGATGATTGCTTCCATAGTTTTAAGGGGGCTTTTACACCCCCGTTTTTTTTAGAATTGGTATTGAGTAAAAAGTTCAAAGGTCATACCTGGGGTGATTTGGTAATCACCATTTTCGTCTTTGCTCATGAAAATGTAATTCTTTTGAGTCAATTGTGAAATGTAACCTTTCACTTGTTCTTGGCTTAATCCGTTTACAAATTCAATTACTTCGTTGAAGTAGGTAAAGCATCCACGGGTGTACTTGTAAGATGCGTTTACAATTGCTTTCAAAATCACAATTTCGTTTTCGTTTAAGTTGTTTGTCATATTTGTTTGTATCATGGGTTCAAAATAAGGGGTAATAATTTGTAATTCCAAATTCCAAATACAAAAAGATTAAAAAAAAGTGAGAATTAACCCACTTCTTTTGTAAATGGTTACTTTTCCTTTGTAAGTGACTTCAACATTTCAATCAAACGGGGGCAAGGATACACATCCGCCTTGTCCGCACGAACTGAATTGTGGGTAAATACACCTGATTCATTCTTCAATGCACGCTTGGTCACTACCCAAATGTCCTCATTGTAGGTTAAATCGATGCCGTACTTTTCATTCCAAAGGATCAACAAGTCCTTCACGGATTGAATCTGTTCGTCTGTGTACTTATGCCACAACTTGTATCCTTTGTAGGCCGTTGACAATTCTGTAACTTGGTCTGCGGGTATTTCACCACCCACATAGTTGTAATACTTTGTGCCTTTCTTGGTGATTGGTCCCCAGTTGCACACCTCAATACCAATGGATGTTCTATCCAAAGGTAGGTATGGGCAACCATGCCCCATGAAATGCTTTGTACCAAGCCCTAAATGATACGCCCAATACTCACTGCCAAACCCTTGAACAATTGTTCCGTCTGTTGAGATGGCAACGCAAGTGGCAACCTTGTTGGCAACCTTTTCCCAATATGCAAAGGTTTGTTCACCGCTTCCGTTTCCCGCCGTGTGGTGTAAATACACCTGGGTCTTCTTAACCGCTTCGCGATTGTATGCCCGAAATGGTACTTGTTTAATTTTCATCTTGTTTCTTTGATGCTCCAAAATAGAATGATACTACCATAGTGACAATGGATGTTACCCCACCCGCAATGGTAAAATAAATGTCCTTTTGATCCGTTGGGAAATCCCAAAAGATAATTGAAAATAAGATGGCATAACTCAATGCCAAAATTAGGATGGCTACAATGCCCGTTACATTTGCTTTGAATCTGTCCATTATCCTTGTCCCACACTGGGTTTTTTTGATTTGTGTTTATTGATGTGTTTGGTGTGTCTGCCCAACTTCTTCTTGGGTTTTACACGAAATGTCGTTGTGTTGGTTGCCTTTGCCATTACATTCCATTTAGTTTTAGCATGTTATTCAAACTCACCGTGTCCATGTCTGCAATGGCCGTATCAACTCCCATGAACATCATGGTCTTTGCATACTTTTCCGCCTTGGCTTGTGCCTTGGCAACATCCGCTTTTAACGCTTCTTTTTCTGCAACCTTTGATTCAACCATCTTTGCATTCATCGTTTGAGCCATTTTCGTGACTTCTCCCGCACTTTGTAGGTTTTTTGATACCTTGTTAAGCAACGCGTCTATTTCGTCAATCTGTGGGCTTGGTTTAGCGTGGGCAATTGTGAACACATAGCCAGTGATAAACAATGCACTAAATACGATTAAAAGATTTTTCATAGTTTTTTCATTGTTTGCATGATGCGGATTTCGGTCATGGTTGCCGCCAAACACGAATCGGACTTTTTAAGGGCGTATGTGAGTTTGTCAATCTTCACATCCAACGCTTCTATCTTTTGGTTTGCCTTTTCAATTTGTTCCTTATACCCCGAACGAAGGTCAAAGTAAAGATAAGAAACGGCCAAAAGCATACAAAAAGCAACGGCAGCAATTGGGTTTTTGCGAAATTGGTCAAACGACACGGGCAACGCATTGGGTTTTTTAATAGGTGCCATGTCTTAATAAAACGATTTTAAGTTTAATTGTTTGCTCATTGAATTATTGTAACCGTATTCAATCCAGTTACATTTTCGATTTGTGTTTTACATTTTTCATGAATAGTCAGTGCCAAAGTTGTAGACCAAAATTCTTGTGTTGTCAGTTCAGTTTGTACTTGATTTGGCAATGTGCTAACATTTAATGGTGATTTACCTTCTATCCAATCGCTTTCAGATTTGTAATAAGATAAGTTTACCCAATTCGATTTAGGATCAAGAATAAAAATGTTTAAATAACCAAAGGCGTTTGATACCTCAAATCCTTCATCGGTTGTAATTGTTGTATTTATTGATAGTGCCATAATTTTATATTTTATATTTTTGTTATTGATTAGTATGCTACTTCCACCAACATAACTTTTGAAACTACTCTGCAAGTTACAGAACCACCACCCACGAAAGTAGGGGCAGTAAATGTAATTGCCATTTGTTGAGAGCCACCAGCAGAAATTGTGATTGATGCCGTTGCCATTCCCAAATCCGATTTGATTGCAGATGTGTCAACCGTTCCAACTATTGAAGATGTGCCACCTATTCTCTTAAATAAAAGTTTTTTTGTTTCACTATAACAATCTCCAACACTTACACCCGTCGCAGTTCCCGTAATTGCCGTAACTACTGAAATAGTATCAATAGTAACATTCCACGCTCTGTTATTACTTTCGGGAATAATTAAATTGGTAACGCCTGTACCATCAAGTGATAACGCAGCCCCTAAACCTGTTGTTAATACGGCTGAACGCCTAGCAGTTAATAAAGATTGTTGTGCATCTCCAACTACTGAAAATAAACCACTTGCTAAACTTTGTTGAGATTGTAAATATGATTTAGATTGATTTCCTAACGCAACACCATATGAACTATTTGCTGTATTTGTTTCTCCAAAACAAACAGAAGATCGTCCACTCGCTGTATTACTAAAGCCACCACTAACAGCGTACTGACCACTACTAATATTACTTTGACCACCCACAATACCGCTTAAATTTGAAGATGCAGTATTTGCAAAACCTCCTGCAATTGTAGAAAATTCACCACTTGTAGTATTTTGTGTACCTCCTCCAATATGCGTATATTGATTAGAAGCAACATTGTTATCACCTCCAGTTATACTTGAACTTGCACCACTTGCCCTATTATTGAAACCTGATAATATTCCTGAATTATTTCCTGATGCAACAGATATATTACTTATTCTACTTAAAGAAAAATCTACCGCTTTAGACCCCCTTGCGTTTCCACCCGTTGCAGTTCCATCTGGAATACTTGCAACCAAAGCACCTGTACCATTAGGAGAGATTACTAAGTTAGCGTTGGTAGTAGTTGCTTGGATTACAGAAGAGGTCTGTGTAGTTACACCACTATCTTGTAAAACACCGACACGCCTATTTGATAATTGTAAAACACCTAAATTATTCAAATAATCACTAACAGTTTGTAGTGTTGATGACATTGCAGATGCGATTTTTAACAATCCATTTGGTTGTGTTGGTATTGGCAAATTTGTTAATTGACTTCCATCAACGGCGGGTAATTTTGCAGATGCATCCAACTGAACCAATTGAGATGCCCCATTAAATGTGTTTCCTTGCTTTGTGACCGTAGATGATAGGCATGAATCGTTTAATGTCCCACTCGATATATTTGATGCATTTGTAGTATCTACATTGACAACATTACCTAACCCAATACTTGTTTTATCAATCAATACATTTCCAATGCCCAAAACCGATGTTGAATTAATGGTTTTGATATTCGTTCCCGATACCAATGTATCTTGTTTTGCGGCTAATTGTGTTGTATTAGCAATCGCCACACCACCAACGGTTGCCGTGCCTGTTAAATTTATACTTGATGTTGATACTGAAATTGGAATATCATTTCCCAATCCATCAGATAATTGTTTTAATGTGCCATCTACTGGGCTATTATCGCCCACTTTAATTAAGGCATCATAAGTCGTTGCGGGTGTTAATCCCGTTAATGTATTTCCCATGTTTTATAAATTATTCCAAGTTTCTTCTGTTAAATCAACCCATTGCATTTTTACATCTTCCCATTTGACATTTGTAAATTGAGGGTTTCGTGTTATTTGCCCAATACCTTGCGCCCACAAAGTGCCATCACAACACTTTTTTGAATATGTGTTTTTGTCCTTGCACAAACACGCCCGTGTTCCACCACCTTGTGGGGATGACCTTGATGGGGTTTTCCACCCATTCTGTGTGTTGTTCGGATTATTTGGGTTGTTCCAATTGCTCATTTTCTTATCAATGCAAAAAGTAAAAGTAAAAATAACACCGATCCAATCGCCACACCAATTTTTTGTGGTACACTGATTCTTTCTTTGTACTGAACTT